AGCTGGCCGATCTGCGCAAGCAAGAGGCGGAGGTAAAGCAGACTCCTCCCGCTCGGCAGGCTCCCCAAGAATCCACTCCCGATCCAGAGCTGGCTTCGTGGGTCAGTGAGAACAAGTGGTACGGTTCAGACGTGCGGAAGACCATGCGGGCTAACGGGATTGCGCAGGAGCTTCGCGCCGATCCGGCGAATGATGGACTGCTTGGCCGCGCTTTCTACGACAAGGTTCTTGAAGTCATGGAAGAGCGCACGCGCGGAACGCCGGTCCCCAAGGTGAGTGGCGGGCGGAGTTCTCAGTCCCCTGCTGGCTCCGGTTCCAAAACCTACGCGAGCCTTCCGGCTGACGCCAAGGAAGCCTGCGACCGGCAGGGCAAGCGTCTCGTCGGCCAGGGCAAAGCCTTCAAGGACGTTGCCGCCTGGCAATCCCATTACGCTAAACTTTACTACGCAGGAGACGCACAATGAGCCAAGTTCTGAACCCCGCCAACAAGCCTGCGAAGGCTATGGAGGCCAAGTCACGCATCCCGATGAGTATCCCGCAGCAAAAGCTTGCGGTCCCCGAGATTCCGGGGTTTCACCTTCACTGGATGGCGGGCAACCCAGCCCGTATTTCCCAGGCACTGAGAGCCGGATACAAATTCGTGGATAATGATGAAGTGGATCTGACAGTCACCGGACTGGCAGATGACGCGAGCAAGACAGGGAATTCTGACCTTGGCTCGCGGGTAAGTGTCGGTTCCGGGCTGGACGAGCGGGGCGAAGAGAACCGCCTGTACCTTATGAAGATCGAGGAAGAGTTTTGGCAGGAAGACCAGAAGGCACTTGAGGCACGGAATGAACAGCTCGCTGCGACGATTCGCGGCGGGTCGCCGAACGGAGCGGGGGATACCTCGAACAGGTATATTCCTGAAGCCCACCGGCGCGGAGTTGAAAACCTTTTCACGCCGAAGCGTCAGCCTCGGTAAACTTTTTCTGGAGATTATATTGTGGCAAACACTAACAAGCCTTCCGGTCTGACGCCCGTTCAGTACCTGAATGGCGCACCTTGGAACGGGCAAGCGCGATTGTATTCGATTGCGGCGAGCTACGCGACGGCGCTGTACATCGGCGATCCGGTCATTTCGAGTGGCACGGCAGACGCGAACGGCGTACCTGGGATTGCGATCTACGGCGGCACTGGAGCGATTCGTGGCGTGATCGTGGGCCTTGGGAAGTACGAAGGGCTGATTGCCAACCCGTCGAACCTGGACATCACCTACCGTCCCGCGAGCGATCCAGCTGTCTGGTACGCCATGGTCGTAGACGATCCGAATGTCCTGTTCGAGGTTCAAGAGCACGCGAACGGCACGGCCCTTGCGGCGACGGAAATTGGCCTGAACACGATCCTGCAGTCTGGCACCGGCAACGGTTATGTCTCTGGCTGGCTGCTGTCCAGCACCACGGACGCCACGGCAGCTACCACGGCCACTCTCGCCGTTCGCCTCATGGGCCTCGTGCGTCGGCTGAATCCTGATGGCACTTGGAATAGCTTCGGCGCCTACGCCAAGCACCTTATCAAAATCAACGTCCACGAGCTGGGGACGGGCACCGGCGCAGCCGGCGTTTAATAGGAGACTATCATGGCAGGCGGCGTAATCAACACTGGTACCCATCCCAAACTGCTCTGGCCCGGGATTCATGCGATCTGGGGCCAGATCTACGACGAGCATCCGACGGAGTACACGGATCTCTACAGCATCGAGGACTCCGACAAGGCGTACGAGCAGGACGTCCAAGTCACGGGCTTCGGCCTCGCTCCGATCAAGACGCAGGGCAACGCAGGCACCTACGACTCGGAGACCCAGGGCATCATCAGCACCTACACCCACATCGCGTATGCGCTGGGGTACATCGTGACGTATGAGGAACTTCGGGATAACCTCTACGAAGAAGTCTCCATGCGGCGCGCGAAGGCGAACGCGTTCTCGATGAATCAGACGATTGAGAACGTGGGCTCCTTCCTGTACAACAATGCCTTCGTCACGACCTATTTCACGACGGGAGACGCAGCGGCCCTATGCTCGGCCTCCCACGTGAACGTGACTGGCGGTACGTACTCGAACGTGCTGAGTCCGGCGGCAGACCTTTCCGAGGCGGCCTTGGAAGACATGACGATCCAGATCATGGGCACGGCTAACGATCGCGGCCTGCTGATCAATCTCATGCCGCGGAGCCTACACGTTCCGCGTCAAGAGTGGTACAACGCCAACCGGATTCTGAAGTCCGTTCTCCAGTCCAACACGACGAGCAACAACATCAACGTGCTGAACGCGACGAACGCCTTCCCGGAAGGAATCAAGCTGAACCACTACTTCACCGCACCGCACGCTTGGTTTGTCCGGACGAACTGCCCGAACGGCATGACTCTGTTCTGGCGCGATCGTCCGAGCTTTGACCAGGATAACGACTTCGACACGAAGAACGCCAAGGCCATGTCGTACATGCGCCTGTCGGTTGGCTGTACCGATCCGCGCGGTCTCTTCGGCTCGAACGGACCGTAAGAAGGAGCAAGATGGTAGGAGGGAAACCTCCTGCCGTTTTGTGATCATGCATTCAATCGAGTGTGTGATCACAAGACAGAAGTGAACCCTTTACGCCCGCTTTGGGCGTTGGGCAACCAACGTAAAGGATTTCATCATGGGTACTCCCGCTCGCTTTCTCTCTGGTATCTCCACAGCCCGCTACGGGACCAATCTGGGGAACCTTCCTCTTCTCGATCCGACGGATCTGTGTGTTGACTTCGAGGACTTCAATCAATATGTAGCAGGGGACTGGACCGTAACGAACACGACCAGCCATGCCACGATTGATCTGGTGGCGGCCTCGGCTACGATCCCCCAGGGCGGTGTGCTGGGACTGGTCGGAGGCGCCTCGTCAGTCAGCACAGACGTGGCAGCTGTTCAGGCCACTCCCCTGAATCTCTATTTCTCTTCGACGAACGAAGTTTGGTTCTATGCTCACCTGAAACTGGACGTGGCCCTGAACAACCAGATCATCCTTGGGGTGGCGTCGAGTGTGGCGACGGCCGCCCCGACCGACGGGATGTACTTCGCCAAGGCGGCTGGTGCAGCCACGGTTGACTTCGTAGTGCGCAAGTCCTCGACCTCCACTACGGCCACGACGGTCGCGACTCTGGCAGACATGACGGATGTCGAGCTCGGGTTCTATTATAACGGCAAGGACTCAGTGGATGTGTTTGTGAACGAGGCGAAGGTTTATTCCCAAACCACCCTTACGAACCTCCCGACTGCCGTAGCGATGGCCCCGGCTCTGTGTATGAAGCTCGCAGCGACCGCACCCACGACCGCGGCGGCCTACACCGACTTCATCCTGATGGCCAACTCGCGCGCTTTCTAATCGGAGGTATCATGGCGGTTTTTGAGAAGCGCCTTCTTCGGGACTCGACAGACGTACTGCTGCAGTTATGGGGCGGTCTGGAAGAGGGAGAGGAACTCAACGAGATTGTGCTGGAACCCAGCAAGCTCAAAGAGGTTTCCTCTCTCCGTCTAACGGATGTTACCTACTCCATTCAGAGCGGACTGACGGTGCTGTTGTTCTGGGAAGGGGAGAGCGATCACACGTTGATGCTTCCCCTGGAGGGTCGTGGGCGCCTGGACTACTCCTGGTGCTCTGGACTCCGCGATCCACAGGACGACGGCTGGACAGGGAACGTGCTTTTCAAAACCGTTTCTACCGGACAAGGTGCCAAGCATTTCAGTCTGGTTCTCGAATTTGCTAAGTGCCGATAAGGCGCCGAAAGGAATACTGTGGAAAACGTACATATAGTGTCAGGGACGGAAGCACGATACCTGACGTGGGGAACGACGGCGGCAAGCAAGACGACGACGGCCGTGAGCGTGGCAGGGGATGCGACGACCGGGCCGCTGGCGATTTATAAAGAGAGTCCGCTGTCGACGTTCCAGGCCATTGTGACAGGAACGGGTGCGGTGGCGGCGACGGTGGTGGTGAAGGGTTCAAACGAGGATGCGACGGGACAAGGGACGAACCAGAACTGGCTAACTCTCGGAACCATTACCCTGAGCGGCACGACCTTCTCCACGGACGGTTTTGCTACGAATGCGCCCTGGCGTTTCGTGAGCGCGTGGGTCACGGCAATCAGCGGAACAGGCGCGACGGTTCAAGTCCTGATGGGAGTCTGAGGTGGCTACGCCGTATGTTCGGCAGGCCTCGGGGATAGCTCAGACAATTCCGGAGCTTCAGCAGGATCTGATTGGAAACCTGGCTAATTACTATCCAGCGCGGGAAAGGTTCTACTCCTTCGGAAAGTGTTCCGCGGTTCAGAATGTTCTAAGGGATACCTGGGATGGTCCGACTGATATCTACGTGTTCCCTACGGTTGGCCAGCAGATGCAGGTGGTATCCACGAACGCGAACGATACGGCACTAGGGGCTAATATCCAGCAGGTTTACCTACGCTATCTCGATAGCAATTACTTAGAGAAGAGTGAGGTCATCACACTGAACGGGCTGACTCCTGTGTTGACAGTGGCTACGGACATTATCCGGGTAAACAGACTTCGTGCGGAGCGTATTGGATCTGTGGGGTATTCAGCGGGGGCGATTTCACTCACCAACATAGGGGCGACTGTAACGTACGCGATTCTGCCGGCAACGGCGAATGTGTCCAGGCAGTTGCTGTACACGATCCCGGGGGATAAGGTTGGGT